TCAGCACCTTTATAAACTGCATCCTGAAAATTGGGACTCCATGCGGTTGCAATTTCACCCGCTTCTACTTTAAAGTCTTTTACCCATATATAAGCCCAACTAATATCACTCAAATCGACAAAATTGTATATATCCTTTTGATATTCTGTATTTTTTGAAACGTCAAATGTATGCTTGAAATAACTCCAATTGTTGTCGGGTGTGGCTAAAACACGGTAAGAATCGGAATCACAAACATCAATAGTTATACCAGGCGTTGTGCTTTGAGAGCCTTTTATCCATCCGGATACAGTATATTTACCCGGAATAGGAGGTATTATATTTGGTATTCTAACAGTATTTATACCATGGTTCTTACCTGTTACCTTAAAACCGTGAATATCATTAATCTTTTCTACTGCAACATAGCTATCACCTAAATTATTAAAGTCAAAACTTGTATAACTGAAAAGGTTATTTGCTCCTATTCCAAGGTTTTCTACCTTAGTCTTTACCGTTAATTCAATTTTGCCATCAACAGCAAGAATCTGCGTATCGGTGTACTTCGCAGACTGGTACAATTGATCTTCGGGTGCTGGACTCCAAGAAACGGGAAAGTTCGTTTCATACACGCCTATACGCATATATACATTAACACCAGTTCCGTAACTACCTACAATTTTACTTATCGGCTTCTCTGTCAATAAGAAATTATTTTCTATACGATCATTAAACACAGATATTTCATAAGTAGCTCCATCTGTATAAATCACTCTGAAAAAGATCGAACGTACCCCACTGGGAATTGTAGTAGTTGGGTTGAAATAGTCTACAAAGATATAATACCTCTTATCTCCTTTATAAGTCAAACCAAACATATCATTATTGGCTACAAGTGTTTCCTTATGTAAAAGTGGTGCATCAATTAAAAACGTACCATCATCGTCATAACGTGAGGCATAAGTAAACTTTGCATCAGTGATACGCTTAAACGAACATAAATTTTTCAACCCTACGTTCTTCTCGCTTGCGGAAGGTATCCAACTGGTTACACCTAAATTGCCATCAGTCAAAACAGCCCAATGTACTTTTGAACCGTATGTACCGTTTGGGAATTGAAAGAAATACATACCTGAAGTCGGTTTATAACCTGCCATAGTAATCTTATAACTTTCTACAACTTTATCTCCTTTTGTCACAATGGTAGCAATACGATTTGTGCCACCATTAGAGTATACTCCTATTTCTGTATTGCTGCTTCCAAGTGTGTAACATACGGTTAAAGTGTACTCCTTTCTGTCTATAACTGGTACATCATAAAAGTAATACCCCACGATATAGTCAGCATTTTTCAGCTCCTTATATGCACCTTTCAATAAGTTAACATCAGCCACTTTCAAACTACGTACAGCGAGCTCAATCTTACCCGGGATAGCTGTTATTTCAGTATCCAAGTATTCCTTTAGCTTATTATCCGCTTCATCTACATACGATTTGGCAGCGTCCGAAATGGCATTCAACGCTCCGTTACGTTTGTCGTAGTAAGCCGTCTGACTCTGTGCCAGTTCCGGACGCACTGCAATATCTTCCGGCTGTTGGGCGGAATGGTATCTAAGTTCATTTAAATAATCTTCATAAGCCTTGGTATATTCAGTAACGGATACACCGTATTTGTCAGCGTTATTTTTTATCTGCAAAAACTCTGCCTGTATACGCTTTCCTTCATCAATCAAAGCGGGCTTTTCAGTAGGAGATATAAAACCATCGTCAGCCCATTTATTAAGCCGATCTTTCGCCTCCTGCGCCGTCTGTTGTGCTCTCTCCGCCTCTGTTGCTGCGTTGGCTGCATCTTGCTTCGCTTGGTTTACTTCATCCTCAACTGACTTGCCGTTTCTCAGCAAGAATATACCACGAAGAAAAGCGTTGTCGCAATACAAGCCGCTACCGGATGGCTGTTGTCCTTCCGGAAACGCAGAGTCCTGTATGTTACTTAAATCGCCAAGACGTGTCCTATTTGTACCGGATAACGATTTTGTTTTAACTCCGTTCAATATCTCTATGTACGGGTGTCCGCTTTCCTGCGCTGTGATATAGATTAAAGCCTGCCTTTGTGCATTCTTCGTGTTACCCATCTGAACAACTTCATCACCGACAGCCGGAACAACACCGTTGAACTCTGCTTTATCTGCAAAGAAAGAAGTCCCTTCAACCGATTTAACTTCAACCCAATAGAATTTAACTAAGCTATTGTTTGGTGCGCTTCCTGCAGCTTTCTTTTGCTTTACTGTAACCTTACCATTACCGTGACCGGAATCACCAGTTATTGTTATAGCAAAGTTGTGTACTCCTTGTTCTGATTTAATAGCCGGAATGACATTATCACCGTTTTGCAACAATACGCCTACACCCTCTACCGGACTGTCATTTGAATCAAGTCCGACAGCAAAAGCCATCATACCAGGATAGCCTCCCTCCAAAGTCAAGGTAAATGAAGGTATTTCAATTGGTGTAGGGCTTGACTCTGAAAATTTATAGAATGCAAAACCGGAATTACCAGTATCATTCAAGTTAAAGCTAATAGAGTCGGGTGTAACATCAATCAAGCTGCTATCAAAAGCACTACCGGAATAGTCATATTTTGCAAACTGAGTAAAGTCAAGGGTAAGCCCCGCACCTTGATAGCCTGCAAACGTCTGACACCTGACTAAATCGCCCTCTTGAAAAGTGGGAAATTCCTCTCCTGTGGTTAGCTTATATTGCGTTCCTACTTCTTCAACAGCTGACAATTTGCCGTTTGATTGGGACACAACAATAGCACCGTTGACGCTACGTATCTTTTGGATAAGCAATTCAAAGATGTTCATCGTTTGACGGACGGTTAGGTTATCGCATTCGATATGCCAGTTACCGTTTTCCAACCATATTTTAAATCCCTCACCTAAGAAGCCAGGAACGAACGTTTCGGACGAAAGGAACTCGTAAATAATAGCTGAGAGGTACTGCAACTGTCCTTCTTTCGTTATCTTTCCGGTATGAATGCCATTTTTTAAACCTGTATATACGTCGCTGCGCAACATAGAGTCACCCCTTGCTGTTAAATCGGCTACATTGGCATTACCCATTCCGTCAATTGTTGCGGAAGTCTTGTTAACAGTTAAAAAGCCAGTTTCCACAGTTTTAAACGTAGCGTCTTTTCCTGTGACCTTGTTCAACGTTGCATCATTTCCCTGTATGTCCTTTAACTTAGCGTTACCGTCCCTGTCTACGCTTGCAGGATACTCACCGCTTGTATTTGGTGTGCCGATATTAACACCTCCACGAAGGGATAAAAGGAACTCCGTTACATCTTCGTGGTTCTTTGAGATGTATCCCTCTAACATGCGGTAAAGGTTGAATTTGCGTGCCTCACCCGCACCCATATCTACGGCAATGGTGGTGTTTTCGTCAATCAAGTCAATCGGTGATAGTTCACGGATCAATTTACCTTTGATAACTGGCTCTGTTTCCCGATACTCTTTGTAATACAGCCCTACGGTATCGGGAGAGAACATTATCGGGGTGTCAATGTTCGCTAATAGGGCATTATAAAAAGACGCTTTATCTCGTCTATTGAAAGAAGGGAGTTTTTGTATGATTGAGTCCGTCTCAAACTGGCAGCCAACAGCCGCCAAATACAATTGTTCCTGCCAATCAACATCAAACTCGAAGTTGAGGGCGTTGTAATATTCGCCATCGTGCGAAATTCGGATATAGTCAGATAGGCGAATAAGTCGCATAGCGTCACAAATAAACTCCGGTGCAACGAATGTAAAGGCGTACACCTTCGTAGACGTTTGCAGTTCCAAAAACTTGTATCCGGCACGTTTGGTTAGTTCTTCTTCAAACTCATATTTCGGTTTGCAGATAGTTGCAGGAACATACATCTGATACCGGAAGTCATTGTTCGTACCCGTTGTAATAAAGCCATCCGGATAGGCGATCTTTTCATCGTTCCAATATTCAATCAATAGATATTTGCTACTCGTTTCTATGCCGGGTATAACGCAAAAAGGAGTCGAAATATATACTTGATCACCGATTGAAAAACGTGCTCTATACGTCCCCTGCGGCAGAGCCTCCCTAAACGAGTTTTTGCCGGGTGACACGTACAATACACCGCCATGTTCGGGCATTACATCAAAGCTAACATATACACCCGTTTTTTTCGGCTCTCCCGTCTCTTCGTTGATTACCTCAACCTCAATCGTATCGGGGTCAAAGACTGGTATGTTCAACTCTGTAAACTGGAAAGGTGTTAGCGTGTTTGCGCTTGCAGGAATAGCGTAATTCTTCCCGAAAGCGTACCATTTTTCGTATGTGGCTTTAGATTCTTTCTTTCTAAACGCCAAAGGACTAAAGTTGTTATGTACTTCCATTTTGATTAAAAAATTGATTATAGGCACAAAGATAGCAATTTAAAAGAAAACACCCCCTATTATAAGGGGGTGTAAGATAAAGATACGGTTATTTGGCGAGTTGTTAGATCCTCAGTCATAGTTATCGGTTTCCCGTTGCCTATATCCGTTGTTATCAGTTGCACGGGGTTTGGTGTGGTGTCGTATGTGAAAGATAAATCTTGCGTCATACTCCGCTTTATTCTTCTCACTCTTATCGTCTGATCGCCTCCGTGTTCAATCTCTGAGGCTGGCATATCGTGCATGTAGTATTTAACGAGGTGCAAGAACGACATGTAGCCGTTTTGGGGGTTTACGGTATACTTCTTATTGTTCTTGTCTACCAAATTGAACGTAACAAACGGAAGTTTCCATTTTCCGCCCACCTGTGTAGCCCCCAACAACGCAAAACCATCCTGTGAAAAGTCACCCGGTGATAGTAGCATATAATCTACATCGGACGAAAAGTTAGACACCCTTATTTCTTCCTTCTTTCCCTCCTGCACGTAGTTTGATTTCACATCAATAGGGAAACCCGCAAACGTATTTGTTGTGTCGTCCATCCAAGAAAATTCAAACCGTGAAGGCAGATCGGTTTTATCATATTTGACCGTGTTAGTTTTCCACGTCATTAACTGACCCGATTTTGCATATCTAAGCTTTGTTAAGTCTATTCCGACCGTTCCGCTACCTGTATAACTTCCGCCATTCATGAAGTAAGAAATATGTTCTATCCTAAACTTATCGCCATCTATAAACCAATATAGTTTCATCGTGTCACGCAACATCTTCATTATATCGCTGAGGGTTGTTTCCGCCTTTTTTGCCGGACGGTCATACTCACCCTTTAGGATGTTGCTTTTCTGTGTGATGAACACCTTAAAAGGTGCACCGGAAATAGGGTTATTGGCGGCATACAAAAACTTACTATATTCCTCCGTAGCTTCGTGCGTCAAAGTGGGATCAATTTGCTTAATAAGCGCCCTAATAGCGTCCTGTATAGCGAACGAGTCCCTTAAAACATACTCCTTTCTCGCTCTTTCCTCCAATGGCGCATAGAACAAATCAAACTCGAACCAAATCGACATATTCCCCCATCGTGAACGGCATACCGGATACAACTTTCCAATACCCGCCACAGACGGAACGAAGTTATCGGTAAAATACTTGCCTTCATCATTTACACCATACTCTGTCGGCTCGTTCTGAACCTTCGTAGACGTATAAAAGTAGTTCCCCTTTAATGGTGCGGCATACATGTAGTTACTATTGGTAGGGTAAACGTCCTCTGATGATAGTTTCCCGGTAGGTTTACCGTCCAACTCCGGAAGGTTAAGCAACATTCTTTGAAATAGCTTCTGCAAAAGAACAGTGTTTCCGCCAAAATTTTGAGGAAGTGTCGGATCATCTACTATTCTTGTGAAAGTTATTTCAGAAACGTCTATGTAGTAGTAGCTTTTATCGCTCCAATTGATTTTATCTGATCGGTACAATATAGTTCCCTCTTTATTTTCCAAGTGAAGGAAACCAATGTTTAAACCTTCGCTTAGAGTCCATTTTATTGAGAAATTGCCATCCAATTTAGTGTACGTTCCATTCGTTCCGTAGTACTTCCCGTTAAAGAACTGATAAGGTACTGCCTTTACTTCGATTTCGTTGTATGCAGCGAAGAAGGCAAAGAAATTCTTATCCGTTAACTCCTTGTTATCCGTTACAACATTGAAAACCTCAGTTTCGTAGTGAGTGCCTGCAAGGTAGTTCGATATTGTAGATGCACCCGCAATATAAACTTGCACAATCGGACGCTTGGATACCCATATTTGAGACAATGCGGGTGCAAGCTTGATAAGATCGTATTTGTTCTCAATACCCTTCATTATATCGGTATATTCATCTCGTGGGCTTATCTTGACTTTGCACGTCCGGTTATCGCTGTCTATCTCACAATCTGTCTTACTGAAATAGCCCTCAAATATTACTTGATACTGCGTTGATAGCTGCCCTTTATCCTTCTGCTCTATCTGCAAGTACAAAATATCCTCAATACTCGCATTTTTAACAAGAAGGTAGTCCGCCCCTATCAGTGTTAAACTCCCCTCTATCGACTCTCTGAAAAACTCCTGTTGATTCTCTTTGCTAAACTTCCGTTTTAGCTCTGAGTAGTGGGGATGTATTTCTACACCCCCCAATTTAAACCGCAAATCTTTAACGTTCATTATGATTTAATTATTCGTTTAATATTTCCCCTTACCTCAATTATCGTACCGTCCGCACCCGTGATGTACTTAACACGACCTTGTTCTTTGATTGATTTCAGATCTTTTTCGACCTTAGACAGATCAACCGTTGAACCTTGCATTATATTCGTTACTTCATCACTACCGGAATAGGCGTTTAAGTATTTCTGTTCAAAAGTACCCTTATTTAGCGAATTAATCAAGTCCGGAACGAGTTTCTTATACTTCTGAGATGAACGTTTGTTCACTACTGCGAAGTATTCACCACGTTCTACCCGTCTACGCTTACCATCCTTAGTCGTACCTAAATCTACATCGTTTCCGGATGCGTGCGAACCTCCGTAATCAATCATTTCTACCGTACCGTCCCCGTATTCCTCTGTGTCCTGCGAGGCTTTAGATAGCTGTGAGGCTTTTATCTTAGCAAAAGCAAATGATCCCCACATCAACGCAATAGCCGGGATAGCTGCCAAACCTAAATCTTTCCATAGGTTAGCGGTTGCTGTTACCAAAGAACTTGCCTGCATAAGTGTATCTATGCGTTCTTGCTGCTTCTGCGCCTTCTTCTTATCCCTCAGCGCTCTTTCCTGTTGTTTGCGTGCAAAATCAAGCTCTTTTTGTGCGGTTGCTACGTTGTTGGCGTATCCGTTCGCCCTCGCTTGTATCTCAGCGTCCAAAACCTTTTGTCGGGCTGAAACTTCTTTCTCTGCTGCCTGTACCGCCACTTCTGCCGCCTCTACCCTTGCCTGTGCAACACTCTTTAGGTTCTCTATGGCGAACTCCGAAGCCTCTAAAATAGAGTCTTTGAACTGCTCCGCACGCTCTGCGCCCGACTTTCCATCTTTTGCGCTAAATGCGTCACCGAAAACGAGATCAAACAGATTGCCAAATACGCCCTGTTTGCTATCCCATCCGGAAGTATCACGCTTAATTGCGTTATCTATTCCCTTGATAGTATCCTCGACCGTCTTAACCTCGTATCCTGTAATTTTCGATCCGTATTGTTTGGTCAACTCTAATATCTGCTCCCACTTCTCACGCTCTAATTTCAACCGGAAACGCTCCTGCTCTTTCTCCGAACGCTGCACAATATCGAAGGCGGCAGTTTCCGCCTGCTGCTGTTGGCTGAGGTGTAGCACAGAGCGTTCAATAATACGCTTATCTTGGTTCTCCGTGAAGTCCTTTATCATTTGTGCTTTGGAAAGCTGATACGCACGCTCTAACAGCAATAATCGTTCGTTCTTCCGGATCTCTGTATCGGTTGACTGTTTGATACGTAATTCATCCTGTTTGCGCTCGTTTTCGAGCAGTTGCGTTTGGATGATAAGTTCCTCACCCGTCCCACGTCTAACAGCGTTCAAACGTTCGCTAAGCAAATCATGTGTTTTCTGCAAATCATCAATAGCCCACCTTTCCCGCATCTTTTCCAAGTCTCTACGCAATTTTGCTTCGATATTGTACACGGCATCAGCGTACATCTGAGTTGCTCTCTGCTGTTCGGTAGTCTTTTTCTTTAGCTCGCTCAACTCCTTTCTTGCCGCCTCTCTTATCTCGTTTTCCTCCTTTACTCTCGCATCAATGATTAGAGCGATACGGCTTTCTTCATACTTCTTTGTTAAGTCGTACTTTTCCTTCTGCTCTTTAGTCTCTTTTCCTCCGGTGTACGCATCAACATTAACCAACTTGGTTAAATTCTCTATTGATTTGGTTAACTCCTTTTGCTTCTTAGATGATCTTTCCGCTTCATCTCCATATTCTTTTATATTTGACTTTAGCTTATTTACATTAACAACTATGCCAATAGAGCGAGCCTCGAAAGCCTCAGCGCCTAAATCAAGCGTCTTTTGTGCGTCAGCCTCAGCCTTATCAAGCTTCCTTTGTGCTAAAGCTTGTTTTGTTAAAGCGCCAATACGCTTTTGATCTTCTTCAATATACTGTTTTTGTAGCTCTGTTATCTTATCGAGTGCCGCCCTTGCCTTCGCATTTTCAACAATCGCCTTCGATAGATTATTGTACGCCTTCGTAGCTTTACCCGTCTTTATTTCTTCGTCTGATAGGTTTTTGAAATACTCCGGATACTCTTTCTTTAACGCCTTCACCGCCTTAGTCCGTTCTTTGGTAGACTTAGCGTTGTTTGTAGCCGTTTTGTACAGAACATTAAGCTTTGTAGTCTCCTTTGCCGTTTCGAGGCGTGCGTCCTGCATAACATCCGCCATGTGCTTAATACTTCTTGTAAGCGCTTCCGTTTTCTTCTTTCCAGTAAATAGGCTACCTATCCAGTTTACTATATCTTTTCCCCATAAAGAAAAAGCCGTTAAAACGAGAACCATAACTGTGTTAAACGAGAACATCGACTTAACCAGTTTCCCGGTTATACTTACCTGTGCTTCCCCTGCCTTCGCTGCCGCCTCGTTCGCTGCACGCAACTTCTGTATTTCGTCTATAACCATCGGAATGTTATTGGAAATAGCAAGGAAGAAGGTATTTGCACTGATCGCCAAGGATGGAAGTTCACGAGCTACCTGTGATATAGAAAAGCCTAAACCATCGAACGCCTGTTTGTAGTTACCCACGCTTAACGTGTGCTTTCCTGTGCTCTTTTGGTATTTATCCATCGCTGCGTAAATCTCCGCAGTCTCTTTAACAAGCCTCTTTCCTGCCTCCGTATTCTCCAAATATTCCTGCGATAAGGCATTAAGTTTTATTTTGTTTAGCTCGTATTGTGCGGACAATGCGTTGTAGCTTCCCGCCATGCTGTTAGTTAACTTAGCTTGCAACTTATTCAATCGGTTTTGATCCGATATTTTAGTTTTCAATGCGGATATTTCTTTGGCGGTATCATTCATAGCTAACTTTAACTGTACTTCCGCCCTTGCCAATGATCGCACTTGCTTTTCGTATTCGTCTATCTTTTTGCGCCCTTCATCAGTAGCTCCGCCACCTTCCGAAACAGGTTTTTGCAGACCCTTTGCGCCTTCCTCGATACGCTTTAACATAGCGTCATATATCTTTTGCAGTCCTTCCAACTGCGTAATAGCGTCCTTTATACTGCTGTCAGGCTGTATAATATCGCTATACTTTATTCCCTTTACTTCGTTCGCCATTTGATTTAAATTTATTTGTTCTTACTCCTTTTTGCCTGTCTCTTAATCATCTCGAAAGCGGTGTAAAACTCAGACACCGACATTTCACGTGCATTTATGTGCATATTCTGCGTGATAACTAAGCACATTTCTTGAAACTCCTTGTCCGTCTTTATCTCGACCGAATCAGTACCGTAGAATATTCGAGGCGGGAAGAAGGTTAGTAACTTATCCTCTATTTCCTTCACCGCCTCACTGTTATCTACGTTGTTCACAAGTTTGTCTAACTTTGCTTTTATCAGCGATAATTTAATGTCGTAATACTCTTTAATCAGAGGATCGTCCGCCATCCGTGGAAAGTATACCGATACTTCTGCCTCTATTTTTTTTTTGACCTTCTGAAACGGTTCAGAAAGTTCGTTAATAGTTGCATCGCTGAGACTGTCAAATATCGCCTTTAGATCAGAGTCGGACGCATTAACCTGATATTCCACGCCATCGACCGATTTAACGAAGGCGGCAAAAGCCATCATTCCCGGATGTACGCCATTCGACGCCATATTGAAACACTGCCTTAGATTCATTAGCTCGTTATACGTATGTTCCGGCTGTGTCCTGCAATAGACAATAGCACGTTGCAAATGCGTATCGAGTTCCTCAATAGTGCTACCGACTCCCGACTCAATCAGCATAAGACGGTTGAACTTTTGGTAACGGACGATAGGCATTTCGTCAATACCTTCATATACCGTTACCGTGTGATTCCCGACCTTAATCGTGTTCATTAGTCACCTCCTTTTCTACTGGTTCGTACAACATGACAAACATTTCTTCATCTACTGAGTAAGTAACATTTTTGCCAAGAACGATATAGTCGTTATCAAACACCCGAAAAGTGTTGCCGTTTATTCGTGCCACCATTACGCCATCCATTGCGGAAAGTAGCTCAAAACTTGGCAATAACTGCGCTAATTCGTGAACATCACCGTTAAACTTAACCGCCTTCACGATCTCGAAAGGCGGGATAGTTGATACATAATTTCTAATCTCCATAATCATTAAATTAAAATTCTACAAATAGGTGTTGCAAAGATGGGGGTAAGGATGAAAATAGGGCTTAGCGTTCCGATCGACACAATCACCGAACAAATAACACACGCCCAAAACGATAGGCAGAAATTGCAGTTGGTTAACTCGTTAATAAGTGATCTATCGCCATACCACCGGAACACCTTAGATAACCAAGCGTCACCGAACACTGACATCCGTTCAATTACACCCGTCTTTCGGGCAAAGTTAACACAAAATGCCGCTACAAACGAAACAAGTAGCACGCAAGAAAGAAAATAATTATAAATCTCCATAATTCAAATATTAGTTTGTACAAAAGTATGAATAAAAAGCAATTTTGCAAAGATATTGATTATTAAAACATTAGTCTCGAACCCTCCGAAGGCGGATAAAAACGAAATGTTTATAAATAAGAAAAGGAATCCGAAGATTCCTAATCACAACATGATTTTATTAATTCCATTGCAGGCATAAAACGTATTAATCAAGTCAGAAGTAACAAATATATTACCAGAAGATGATATTTTCACTCTGTGATCTAATGGAATGTATTTACCATCAAACGGGGATTCTACATATTCCTTGTAAATAAGCCACTTTTTAAACTTCGTGTAATCTTCCATATCGAGCACCGCTATTGCGAGGCTGTATACCTTAGTGTCGATATATGAGTCCTTTGTATTATTCATTTTCGCCCCTGTGTAAGTATACGTACAACAATGAAGGATGAACGGTTATATCGCTTCCATTCATACGGATAAGGTCTGTTCTTGGCACATACCTTGAAATCGTATAAGTACCTCCGAAAAGAGGACGTTCCTCTGTTGCGGTAGACAAAAAGCCACGGGATAAACACCAGCCTAAAAAATGCTGTGTAAAGATAATGCAAGAGCCTAATAGCATATATTCGCATTTGCTCAACGCAGACATATCTGTTTCGTTTTCTCTGATAAGTTGGGGATTGTATCGTCAATCTGTCTTTTTGCCTCTAAGAGGCTGTCAATAGCTTTCTTGTTCATAAGTCAACACATTTAAATTAATACTTTAACTTTTAAAACTCTGTAACATTTCATTTGAATTTCTCCTTTACTACCTTGAACACTAAACAATCTAATGTTCTTTCCCTCATGCACAGATAGGCTTTACACATGCTTTCTAAATCTCCCTTTCGGAAGGCGCACCCGTTGCATGAAATTGTATCCCGTGGTATTGCTTGAATTACCACTTCGTTTGCTGTGATCGGATGTACTACTTTGAACACCTCAAAATCTCTCACTTTCTTTTGCTTCATTCTGATACCTCCGCTAATGGTTTGTAATATATATCGTATTTATTTGTATCTCTGAAATAATCTACGCACTTGTTCGCTACGCAACATTCCATACGTTCTAAGTGGTTTTGCTTAAATGCGCAGTCGTAGCAAATTTCTTTTGTATATCCTTCATCTTCTACTTTTGCAAGTATGAATTTTCCCGGCTCTCTCTCTTTCGGTACAAATATATCTCTATCCGACAAAGATATTCTATTCATTTTCAACCTCCTTAGTTCTCTTTCTTTCTATTAGTTTAAACATAACTCTATTCTTAACACACTTAACGAAATAGGAACAATCTAAATCGACATTACTTCTATCATAAAAAGCACATCCTTGACAAGTCCCTCCCTCGTATGGAATCGTTTTTGCTATCGTTGTAAAATCTTCCTCTACGACACTTATAATATCGCCTAATTTTGGCTCTATTCTTTTTATTCGCAAATCTACATTCAACATATCTTTTAATATTGTGCCGGGATATTATCCCGGCTGTTATTGTTATACTGATTTCAAACCATTGCGTGAAATACTTTCTTTTAAGTCTCTGTAACGGATAGATGATTTTTTAAGTCTCTGTCTTAGCTTCTTAATTCTTTCGTTCAAAGACTCTCTAATTTTACGAGTTTCTTGCAGGAGTGCAGTGTTTGCCATCTCCAAGTATTTTTTATCTCTCGAAAGGTCAAATACTTGTTTTTGTAATTCACTCACAGAAGCAAGCAATGTTTTTTTCTTTTTCTCCAAATCTTCATATCTCTTTTTCAAATCTAAATATCTTACTACCGCATCCGATTCCCCGCAAATGGAATCTAACGTTCTTTTTTCCATTTTCGAATTATCATATTTAAGCTGTTTGTTTTCGTCTTTTAGTTTTTCTACCGCCTGTTCTTGATTTTTCAGTTCGCCACGAAGCCAAACGACTTCTTTATATCTACCGTCTGAAAGTTCTTCCACTCTCTTTAATTCTACCTCCTTGTCTGCGAGTTTGCAAATAAGGCTTTTTTCACTTTGCATCAAAGATTGGTTTTTATCAGAAAGTTTAGCTATTTGATTTCTTAAATCACAATCTAAAAGATCTCTTTGCCGTGCAAGCTCTTTTCTTTTGCGTGCTTCTTCATCATACATCTTTTTAAAAGAAACTCCAAGTTCAAACTTGCTTATCACTTCGTTCACGTTCGAACATCCTGTTCGTTTTAAAAGCTCCTGTATCGCAATCGTATTCCTTCTTGCTTTTTCCAACACGCTTGCGATGGTAGGCGCTTCCGTCTTATCCTCTTCTACCTTCTTTAAATAATCTGGTATACCGTTAGGCGCCACTTGTTTGAATACCTCTCCACTAAACACCGCATTACGTACTCGAATATCTCCGGTTTTAGGTGAAAATACATCTACACCATATACAGAATTAACGGACACATCATCAAAAATTCTTCTTACTACTTCGTTGTTGGAATCAATCAAAGCACGTTGAACCCTTCTTTCCATTTGCGCAGAATTACATTCTGCATTTTGAATCTGTTCAATTCTTGAAATTCTCTTTTCTAAATTCTCAATTCTTTCTTTGTTAAACATACCTTTAAAATTTGTGAGGTTTCCCACGGTTATTATATCACTTTTAAGTCTCTCAAAATATACGTGGCTCTTTCGTTGCCGTTTTCGGCTGCTTTAACCAAAACTTCATAATGTGATAGCTTGTTTCCTCCGTAAATACCTGCACTACGCAATAGGGATAATATTTTGGAGTGGCTTATCTTTTGTCCTTTATAAATGTAAGTAGTCATATTTTTAATTTTTATGTGGGGTATTACCCCCACTTGTTTTACTTTCCAATAACTGTTATAAATTCACATTTCGCCCAAAGAGAAAGGTCATTGCTTTCCATATACTTTTTATTATTAGCTTCAATCTCTTTTGCTTTTTGTTCGCTTATCTCTTTTCCGTTTACAAAATATCTTTTCATAACTTTTGGTTTTAATTGTTAGTAATTTGTTTCCTTTTGACACTGCAAATATAAGGATAAGATTTAATATTGCAAGCGAAACTTTAAGTTTTAACATGTATTTAACACAAAAAGGGGGAAACTCCCCCTTTAATAACACCCTTCTTCGCAATGAATATCGCACTCAAACCGCAAACACGCATAGGGATAAACGTAGTATTGATTATCCGTCTTTTGGATAGAAAACTCCTTGTATACATTATTGGCGTCATGAAATATCTTCCTCACCTGTATATCACCGGATGGCAGATAAAGTTCGTGCGTTAAGGCTCTCAGTATTTCGGACTTTACAAACTCCACGTTGTAATATTCTGCTCCCGGGATTTTACGGGTATCGAACCAAAAGATAATGCTAACCGTCCCCCTCAGATCGCCAAAGCCAGACAAAGAGTCTCCCCCTTCATAATCTTGTGAGTCGTGCATATAGAAAAAACAAACGTTGCCCCGCTTATCGTCCGGCTCTAAGCGCAAATAATCATTTCCCTTAAAATACACTGATGGGGTAACAAATTTCCCCCTCTCGTTTCTCTCTACCAATTTAACCACGTTCCCGAAAGCGAAATTAAGCCATTTAAGCGATTTTGTTAGGCTTACCTGTACATCGGCTATCGTTTTATCGAAAAGTGTCGCATTTGGTCTAATTATAGCCCTATCGTTCATTTAATATCTCCTTTACTCTGTTATATGCTTCGTCTTTCACATAATCGTTAATAAACTCAGCAAGTGAATCATTTGTTAACCCGAAAATCTCAGCACCGTATTTTTTGATAAGCCAATTAGTTTTTTCATCTGAGGCTTTTATGTAAAACCGATCTTCTGCTGTCTCAACATAAAAAGAGTCGTAAAACTCTCCTGTGTCTTTTAGTGTCACCCGGTCGTACGGTTGCCTCTTTTCTATTTTGACCTTTATAGTTAAGGGTCGGTAGGGTTGGTATTCATCTATACGAACGCCCAAACGGTTAACACCCTTTGCGTATAGCTGATCCTGTGCGTTCATGTCAATAAGTATATTATCATTGTCACGCACAATCTTTTTTGCTATTTCTCCGGTGTCGAGTTCCTCACCTACCTTTTTAAACTTATCTATTAGACCGCTTATCATGTTGCTTTAAATCTTATCCCGTTGTTCCGGCAAGAAAGGCATATTCTATCCATCCCTTTTGTATCAATAGAAAGAGCCTCAAAAGCCTTCTTTAGTTCGTATCCGATACCCTGCGCACGTCCCTGTGAGTTTCCGTCAACTTCGTACAATAGCGTTTCACGGTCGATATTCAATTGATTGGCATTTTGCCGAACGTTCGGATTTAATGCAAGCTCTCGCAGCACATAAGAAGCCATTTGCAGGGAAACGGCATGCGTGAAGGCATACTTAGACTGAATGATAAAGTCAGTTATATCACATCCTACCGACAATTGAACGTTTAAACCGTAGCAGATTGCAGACGTATACATGTTCATTTCTATATTCCACATCTTTACACCATCCTCCGACTGCGTAGAATCAACTCTATACGGCGACACTCTGATATACTTTGTTAGCTCTCTCCACGCCTGCACACTTCCGATATTACAAGTACCGCACGGGTCACGTGAAAAGTCCTTAGATACGTTTATAGCATACATCCCCAAAGGCAATTCTTTTTGATCGTAACACAAGTACCACAAACCACCGGGTGAGGTTTCCTCAGACATATAAGGGAGTAACACATCGTTACCGACATCAAACCATTGATAAGAACCATTTTTAGTATAATTCAAATCGAACGTCTTAATCGGGTCTACCTGTGAGGTGTGCATAAGGTAAAGTTTTACCCTTCCCGGCTTGTTAAACTGCAAACCTATCTTCTCGATCTTGGCTGTTACTCCCATAGAACGGACTGGCAATATTTCATATCCTACAATGCTATCGGTAGGGTCAATCTCGTTATTTATCTTACCCGAACCATCGAAGAAGTTTGTACGCTCTAAAAGCGTCTTTGTTTCCCCTGCAATCAACTTTTCATTGATGAAGCGAGTAACGGTATTGGTGATCGCTCTTTCGTTCAATTCACGCAAATAATCGCTTAGTGGGTTGTACCGTTTCCAGCCTTCACCATCGGAAGGCTCTACACCAACATTCTCTGTTATTGCCTCCCATACGTCCGGACGAAGCGTTAACACGTCCTTGCCGTAAACTACCTTGTCACCCGGCTTATAAGTGTCGGTATCCCGATACTCCGGATAACGTAAATAGTAATCAAGTGGCATAATAGATTCAATGTTTCTTAGCGTCACAAGCGGGTGAACGTATTGAAACATAACACCACTATCGGACACCGTTAAACTTTCGTCTATCTTAGCGTCTCTATCGTACGACTGCCGCCATCCTACGAGCGTGGCAAGTTCTTTTTGTATATCCTTTAATCTGTACATGGTTATAAATTAAAAAAGGGAAGGGATTTTGTCCCCCTCCCTTTGTTAATACTTAGTTTACTTTCTCGTTACGCTCCGCCAACAGTTTTTGTTGGTACAGGTGCGCTATCAGAGTTCTTCACCTCAACATTCAGATTTGCAGCCTGCGCATTGACTTTAACATCAACTACGCCACCAGTAGCCGAAACCGCTGTACCTTTGACTTTATCCAAATCTACTTTCAAAGCAGATTCAGCAACCGGACTACCTCCGATTTTAGAAAGGTTAACCGATAATTCGCCAGCCGGAGAACCTCCACCGATTTGAGACGCATTCGTGATGTAAACGGGAGTACCTCCAAATTCTGAATTTTCTTTGTTTACTTCGATCTTCATAATCGGGTTAGCGATTGTTGCAGGATCGGAGTTAAAAGCTACTACGAAAGCAATATCTACTGAGAAACCGTAGAAATGTTTAACGTCACAAGTCATGTCGGCAGTTGCTGCGCCTGCGATAGCCGACTGATCGCCCACCTCTTCGTAGTAGTGTGTTCCGACCTCTTTACCGAAATAAGGAAGAACAACTTTTCCAAATTCATGCGTGCCCGATTTAGTGTTGTTGTAGGCTGCACGGTCTACACGGGTCAACAAACCAACGTTACCCGACTCAACAGCATACATCTGAGCGAAGTTTTCCGACTCTAAAGTCATGTTGTTGGTGAAATGGAACACTTTGTTTGCATACTCCAACTGTTTGTTAACGTCATTGTACAAACCGTGCTGTTCCAGTTTACGCAACATTGAGTCTACACCAGTGTCGCCAATGATATGAAGTTGACCGGAATAGTCGTTTGCACGGAACATCGGGTGCAAATCGCTAAGGATGTCGTTGCGCTGAGTAAATTTCACCTGTACATCGTTACCCGTTTTTGTGTAATACAGCAAGTTTCCGAACACTTGCGTTTTGTTTGCCTCCAAAGCCGCAATAGCGTCCTTATCAACGGTATCCATGAACTTACGGATGTGCTTTTGTAGCTTTCTGTTCCAGTCCTGTTGGTAATCGATTTCGTTGTTTGAATACATGTTCGGTGTCATAGTGAAACCGAAAGCATAGGTTTTCCAAGTTACACCGATCAAACGTGAAGTGTTTTCCGCATCTGCGATAACGCATGTGCGAGCGTTTGACACTGTTACGTTTTTATCGTAATCAATTACGGGAATCTTAATATCGCTTCCCATCGAGGCGAACGCTCTACGCTTAGTTTCATCGGAAAGCATTGAGTCCATCGCATTTGTTTGAGACAAAAAGAAGTCATACGCACCCCATTCGGTCATGCGTGCCATATTTTTGTCAATGTTAGGGTTTTTTAATCTAAACTCCTGTGTTCTTGTAGCAATTAACGACATAAATCTATTGTTTTAAAGTTTATATTGTGAGGGGTTTAACCCCCTCTTTAGTTATTCTGTTGGCAAATCTGCGATCTTGTTTTCAACCCAAATTTTATCAAGCTCCGTTTGATACTCTTCCGACTCGCTTGTATAACCTTTCTTAGCTAAATACTCCTGCGCAACCTTGTTTGCCTCTACTTTGGTTTTGCAACCGCTTAAATCAAGCAAGCTACTGTTACCCTGTCCGCCTCCGGAACTTCCTGCACCGCCAGCCTGTCTACCTTTGTCAAGCACACCGAACTGTTCAAACTGTTGAGACAAAAGTTCTGATGCGGTAAACGGTTTAAGGCTGTTTGCAGGGTTGTTGTATGGAACACCGTCTTTCATAAAGATAAGACTTTCAGAACCTTCGTCACCTTGCAAAGTGGGTGAAAATTGAGTTTTAAGCAAGTTAACCGCCTGTTGCTTCACAACGTTTAAAACTGGCTCTGAAATATCTTTCTTAAACTTCATCCCCTGCATTGCGCTTGAAATGTAAGAAGTGATCTTGTAATCGTTCAACTTACCGTTAAACTCCTTTTCTTTCTCTGAAAGTTGGTTGTTCAACTCAGCAAATTTTTGCTTGGTGTCGTTTAGCTCGGCTGTAAGCTGATTTATTTTATCTGTATCCCGGTCACCTCCCTTTTTAGCTCTCTCCGCTTTTAGCTCTTCTTTCAGATCGTTAATCTGCTTTTCAAAAGCTGAGGTATCAGATTTAGAAATCTTTGTTTTGCCAAACTCAATTGCGGTTTTCAAATCGAGATCGGTTACACCCTCAATACCAAAAGCCTCTTTCATTTGAGAAGCAATACTGTTTTCGGCTTCTCTCACCTTTGCCGCAACCGTCTGCGCTTCATCGTTTTTTGAAAGCTCCGAAATAGCGTTAAGAACCTCATCCGATAGCTCCGATAACGCTTTATTCTGTCTAAGCAAATCTACTGTTAACATTACTTTTCTCCTTTCTCTTTTTGTTTCTTCAACTCCGCACGAAGTTTTGCAGCTTCTTCACGTCTAATTTGCTCTCTCAGTTCTTCGTCTGCCTTCATTTTTGCCTCGGCTCTCGCTGCCAGTTCTGCGGCTCGTCTTGCCTCTGAAATTGTAGATTCATATTTAACCGGGTCGAAAACAATTCTCAATGTATAACCCAATCTTGGCAGTCTCGGCAAAATATCAAGTTCAAAAGTCTTTCGCTTGTATTTTTGCAACACCGGGACGCTGATTCTTTGCCCTGTTTTCGGATTAAATTCTTTCACTTCTTGAATAACGTGATACAATTTAACTTCATCCTTCGGGCAAACGTAATTACTTTCATTCAGTTGGTCTAACTGATCCGTTCTATAAATCATTTGCGTACTTTTTTAAAGTGTTAATAATTATTTCAATTTTCTTTTTATAGTCAAGTGCAGAACCGAACTCAATGATATTCATGTTCTCTCTCTCAAATCTACGCACAAATGTAGGAAGGTTTAATTTAACTCGCAAATCTTCCTCACTTATAACGTTTTCTTTATACAGATTTACCGCTTCTTCTCTCGTTAAGTGTGAATAAGGCTCTATCTCGTTAAGGATTAATAACCTTTGCATCTGTGTAGGATCGTTCCGATACTCCGTTTCGATGATCTGTTGCCTCAGTGCATCAAGTTCCGCCTCGGACGCTCCTGTTTCCTTCATGATCTTATAACGCTCTGAAAGCTCTTCCGGTGTATAGATATAGAACTCAGTACCGTAATTAATATTGCAAGAAACAAAGCTATCACCATAACGGAGTAAACAGATAGTAGAGTCTACGAACGTTTGCGCTTCCTCGAAGCCTCGTTTGATTCTGTTTAGTTTAGTTGTCAACGACTCAAAACCTGCTTTAACTTGCTTTTCATTAATAGCCTCAGATCTGTTTAATTCACCTCCCCCACCAGTTACCGATCTTACAAGTTCCTCTCTCAGCCTCTTTTCCTCGTTTACGTTATATTCGAGTGATCCGGTATCAGCAGATAGCATAGTGATCGGGTTTTTCAAGTCGGGGACGTTGTGCATTTCGTCCGGGATGGGTATCTCAACATAAGAGCCTGCGCCCCTCAACCGCTTGCTTGAGCAAATCGGGCACGCCATCGGTTTTCCGTCCGCACCTGTTATCCACTCGTTTTTTTCGTTCTTTAAAAAACCATCATCGCACCGTTCTTTGCCATCGTGTGACTCATAGTGACAATCACGTTCATAACCGGAATAAATCGGATAAGACGCGTATAAATCTAAATGCTTCTTTGCAGTGGAATAATAAAGATACCAGTCGAAAGAGTCGAGTTCGCTCGTTATAGGGCTTATTTTAATGTCGGGTTCACTCAATGATATAGAGTCAGACCAAAAGAAACGAGCCGGACAATAGCCCAAATCGTGCATATTGTCTACCTCTAAAATCAAGTCGTTTTCCCTCGTTTTATCAAATCTTACATAACGTTCTTCATCAATATAGACGATCTTATTTTCGTCCGTTACGTACATGATATAAGCCATCAAATTACAGTCTTTCCCACATGTGCGATAAGAAAGTACGTTTGCGATAGGCAACCAAAAAAAATAAGGCTCTGGCTTTTCTCCTACCTGTACCTCCGGCATATCTACGACCAAAACAGAGTTAATTCTATGCTTGAAATTATCCCAACCGTCCGTACTCCAAACCGAAGGTTCTTTTAAAACATCCTTCCGGTAATACTCCCAGTCGTCACGATCCTCAGATGATTTAAACTGATAGTTATAAACCGGGTTTCTACCATCGAAAACACGACTCAGTTTGTCGAATATCTCAGAAGTAACACCATTTGTTTTAACCGGGAAATGGAACATAGATAGGAAAATATCATATTTGTCTTTCGCTATCCACGTCTTAACCTTAGAAAGAAAGTCAATTACTGGCTTATTGCGATCATCGCTCGTTCTTACACGGGTGTGAAACGCTATTCTTTCTTCGTGTTCCTTCGCTTTCGCTATCTGACTTATCCCCTCCGGATGTCTGTATATCTCCCTTATTTCGTCTAATGATTTTCCCATTTTCATTTAATTTAAATTCTGAGTCCTCCGGTATATGCCACCCTCCATTGTTAACCATTCCCAAAAGTCTCTCAGCGTGTTCAATATCGAATAAACGAGTTTCCCCCAGTTCTTCACAGCTGAGGGAAATATACGTTTTTTTAGCTATCATCCGCCTACACCCGTAGAAGGCACTAACTGAGTCAGAGGGTTAAACTCAGGTTTCACGATAGTGAAGTTGTCCGACCAATTAGGCATGAAGTTCCACGTAATAGCATTGCTATCCGGAGCTTCTAAACCTCCGATAGTCTTATCACCGATAAACAGCGACCAAACAGGGAAACCGTGCAAATCCTCACCCGTCTTATCACAAGCAATCTGTCCGTTACCGTTGATAAGGAACACACCGATTTGACCCGCTTCACACATCAACGCTTTCATAGCTTTGATAATGGTTTGCGGCAACTTCTTGAACGAAGCCGTAAACGGTGTCGACTCCGACCCCAAAATTTCTACAATACCTCCGGGAGTTGCGTTTCCACCTCCATAAGTAAGGGCAGCGCCCGCCTCTACTGTCGGCTCGTAAATATAAGGCGTAACTACTACTTTAGTACCGTCTTTTGCTGACAGTAAGGGAGTCCATGTAGCCAACTTTGTAATAGTTGAGGCAGTCATAGTATTTGCAGTTCCTGCCGTTTTTTCGAGTCTCTGAAAAGCAAGTTTTTGAACTTGCCCGAAATTGTCGGGACAGCTAAATGCGGGAATATCCGGAAGTGCTGCACCTAAAGGACAATCACAATACAACATAATTATAAAAATTTAGTTAAACAATTGATTTTACTTTGCAAATATACCGTATAAACTTGAAAGTCTGATACATTTTCCTACTTTATCAGTTTATAACCCTTATTCCTCTTCTTTTTTGATATATAGTTGGAATAACTTCTTTCTCGACTATGCCAGTTAAAACATCTGCCGCATCATCGTGCTTATTCGCTGAAAATTCACGAAGGTAATTTGTTATATGTTCGTAGAATTTCGGGAAACGTGACTCCCACCCATACGGCATAACAATAGACTGAGTAACGTTTGCAGCGTTCGATAATATACGAGCCTCTTTATTTAACTTCTGACAGAACCAATTTATTTCAGTCTTAGTTCTTGGACTGATGTTTACAGCGAAGGATCGCCCTCCGTTATTACTTTCTATATTTGCATAATCTGTATCATTTCTATTTAGCATGTCGGGAACACTTACTTGCGTAACCTCTATTGGCTCAGTCGTGTAAATAATGTCAGTGACAAGGCAGAAAATAAGATGCTTATACCTTCTTTCCTTTTCATTCCAAACCGCTTCTTTTGATTGATACTTATCATAGCAAATTGAACAAAGGTAGTCGCTACCTGTATCAGCACAGTCTGTATAGTTGCCCCTTCCGATCAACACACCAAAATCATTTTTATCGGTGTACGTTTTAAAGTTACCGTATAAAGTCCCCTCAGCACTACCGGGGTTTCCTTGATTCAAACATTCAAATTCATTTCTATCAAGTTCCCTTTGAGCGTTCAACTTCTTAGCACTATGTTTTTCTTCCCAAAGTGCTTCACCCGGAAAACGTGGGTCAATCTCTGTTGGCTCTCCCACTTTTAAGGCAGGAAAGTTTATTTTAACCCAAGCACCTTCCGATATATTATCCAAATCTGCCCACTTTTCAACATTGATAACATTCTCTTTATCTTCGATCCTCCCTATTAAATCGTCTTTGTGCCATCTCGTAAACACAATAAGTTGTTGACTGTTATTGTGTAGACGGGTGGTTACAACAGTGGTATACCATTTCCATGCAGCTTCCCGGATAATCGGAGAATTTGCCTCCATATGGTCCTTGTATAAGTCGTCCAAAATGGCTATATCAACAGATTTACCCGTCAAACTACCATTACGTCCAACGGATATAATATACCCACCCTTTCCGATTGTTTCAGTCATTTTTGAGTTTCTCGCAAACGCTTGATACCTCGATTTTTTTTCCTCTCCCATTATTCGGGTGTCGGGGAATAGGCTTTTATACTCCGGTGTATCCATGATTCTTTGTACATCCTTATTAAACCCCTCTGCGAGTGATGCGGCATAAGAACCGATCAATATCTTTAAAGACGGGTTAAGCCCCAAAAGGAAAGAAGGTAGCTTTCTACTGCTACCCTCTGATTTTCCAGTTTGAGGCGGAACGGTAACAATCAATTTTTTGATCTTACCATGTGCAAACCTATCGAGAATCTCGTAGTATGTTTTGTGAAACTGACTCAGAACTATTTTATCATCTATGAATTTCGCATAGTTCTTAAACTTCTTCCTCGCAACATGCTTCACAATCTCAATAGGTGGTATTTCATTTACTTTTTTCACTTTTTGCCCTCCGTATTTTGCAAAGAATCTGCCAACTGTTCTAAAACGTCCTCCGGAACATCCGAAAAATCGTATTTGGGTTTCTCCTTTTCTTTATCTCCCACCAAGTTTATACATAACGGTGAGTCATACCCCAACAACCTTGCTTTTCTTTGCTGCACGTTGAGAACTACATTCAAAAAAGAAGGATCACCCGTTGTTGTTTCCTTTTGCACCTCCTTAGCCTTCCCTAAAATATACTTTGTCTTACATTTGGGACGCTTAGACTTTTCCCACTCTTCCCACGCTTCACGAGCTACATTATCCAAAGATTGGAGTTCCTGCGTAATATACTGATCTATATTATCGAACTGTTCTCTTTTCCACTGAGTTAAGCAAAACTGAATATCATTATATACTGTTTGATAAGTCACGGTATACGGCACTTCGTCCGACTTATTTCGCTCGTTAATCGCTTCCGCTATTCTTCTATAAGAATAACCTTTCAAAAACAAATCAGAGGCAAAGGAACGATCTCTTTCTGTCTGTTCGTCCGTCCGGCTGTGCCTTCCCTGCCCTCTTTTCATTGAACCTATTTTTTTATCCATTTTAAGACGTATTTTAAAGTTATAATTTCAATTCGGTATATTGTACTACAAATTACATGATCTTTCAATATGCGCAAAAATAACACTATTATAGATAATATAAAAATAAAGTCACGCTGCTATATTTGCAACGTGACCTATCATTATTTATTTTTGTTAGTATTTTGGTTGAAAAGTAGACTCAAACTTTTCTTTTGAGTATAATTCATATTTCCCATCCTCTTCTAATACAATGTATTGCCCGGGCTTAACCAATATAGTTCTTCCATTTTCAGACTTAAAATAAACAAAAACTTTATCTTTCCCCTTAAATTGTAGACCCATATTTAAAAGCCTACATAAATTTATATCTTTCAAATCAAAATCTTCGATATATTCGGCTTTAACCTCTCTTAGCTTCGCAACATATAAAGTTGCTTTGTCTACCGATATTTTAGGCGAAGCAATTGATGTGGTTTTTAACGCATTTCTGATAAAAGTAGTATCAAGTTCAATCGTATTTTGTTTCTCGATAAGCTCATCCAGTTTTCTATATTCTTCCTCACTCAACAGAATATCACCTACTAAGAATTTACCATATCTGTATTTTAGAATCAATTTGATATACTGAACAGCCTTTAACAAATCTTCCTCTTTGTTCTTCTTATCGTGCCTAAACACATATTTCATTGCGTTCCCTTCCAAGAAACCAACTTTATTCCTTTCTAAAAACTCAGAAAGTTGCATGCCGGATGTCTTGTAATGGCATCCCCCAACTTGGTAACCTTCCGGATCACCATAATAAACGCTTCTTCTTGCTAAATCAATAATTTTTTCTTCCATAATGAATTAATATTGTTTCCCATGTTTTTGACCTCTCAACTCGTTATATCTTATCTTTGCCTCTATTGCTTTAGATAGGTCTATGTTATAAAGCTTTGCGGCTGCAATGGTTATTGCCATCATGTTAGTATACTCGGTAATGCACGATTTGCCAAATACAGATTTAGGTACAAATTGAATGGCATAATAAACAATTGATGAAATAGATTTTTCAAGATACAATAACCTATTGAAATGATCGCTAACCATACTTTGAAAAACAAAAATTTCGGAAGGACACGCAATTTTATCAATAGAATGTCCTATTGCGTCCATACACCGGATAAACACGTCTGCGAGTTCATCGCTAACTGTATCCTTTATCCATTTCTTGAAATACGACTCAAAGCCTACCTTTGATTCCCTATTCAGAGCAAAGTCATATACATCGTTTTCTATAACTCTGCCTTTTCTTTCAGCCTCCATAGCTTCGCAGAACTCAGACACTATCAACGCCCATTTTTTACACTCAAAAACCTCTGATTCATAAAAACCTTTTGCCTTCATTCTTTCATGTTGTTCTGTACACTCTTTAGTTAAAGAGATACTTTTTTGATTAAAATCAATCATAATATTTAATTTATAATTAGTTATTAAAATGGTAAATCTCTAAATTTCTCACACGCCTTACAGTGATATTTCTTGTATTCTCCGGTTTCAAGACACTTATATTTTCCCTTATTACATTTACTTTCAAGATAGCAGCAAGCACCGCAATAATAATGCTCTCCATGATTTAACGTACTTTCCAATTTTGATATGTGTTCCATTATACCGGAAACTTCTTTCTTTAGAACTCTTATCTCTTTCTCCTTAGTGGATATTTCCAAAAGTTTAGCTTCCAACATTTAACTGTTAAACCCCAATCTATCTAACAGTAAGTTACCAAATTCCATACTTAACCCTCCTTTTTATTTCTTCGTTGTATATATCAAGTTTCTTTCTCTCAAATTTTATTCGATCGCCAATTTTCCGAAGCTTCTTTCTTACTAATCTGAAATCGTCCTCCATTGCCTTTACATTCTCAGTCGATTTTCTTATAGTTTCCGAAATAACCTCGTTACTCACCGATCTTGCTTTCTCTATTTCTTCATTCATGGTTTATGTCTTTTAGTCCTACGATCCATTCATTAAGAGGATATGGAATATTATATTTCTTCATAATCTCTTTAGCACTATTCCAGTTTGCTAAAGACGGATCAAAACCTTTCAACTTATCAACTATCCTATCATGCGTAGTTTTAGGAGTTTCTCCCTTTTCAACATCCAAAGACATTGCACGGAAACCTGTACTTGATTCTGTAACCGATATTTTATTGTCATTCTCCCAATAAGTAAAATACTGATATGCGCCACACTGATACATGAAACCTGTTACCGTTCTTACCACTCCCTTAAACGTGTCATTCCCTATGTTTTTGTACATTGCTATTTTGTACTGACCGGATAATCTTCTTCTTTCCATAACTATAAGTTTAAAGCGGTATTTCTACCGCTATTATTATTTAAATTCTACCACGAAATTGATACAATATTCGTTTTCCTCGATCTTATAAGGTACTTTGTTATTATCGCACGCCTTCATAAGTGCATTGGTTAAAACTGTATTCTCCTTTCTATATCCGCAAGAAAACCTATTGTCTGAACAGTGAGCACATCCGAAATCACCACCGCCAAGTAAGTGATACATTCCATACATTCTCTCACAAAATTGTTTTGATGTCATTGTTGCCATAATATTTATTTTTAAATGTTAGTAATTTGTTTCCTTTTGACACTGCAAATATAAGGATAAGATTTAATATTGCAATCTAAAGTTTAAGTTTTAACATGTATTTAACACAAAAGGGGATGCAATATACATCCCCAATTTAGAAATCACCTTAAAACGGAAAATCATCATTTTGAGTAAACATCTGCTGAGGCGGTTGCTGTTGACCGCTATAACCTCCGGTTGTCGGCTGTTGGTTTCCGTTGCCTCCGGTTGTCGGCTGGTTTCCCTCACCTGCTTTTCTTCCCATCTGCATAGACCTTACAACGATCTCAGAAATAGTTCTTTCAACGTTATTAGAGTCGGTATATTTACGATAGTGTAAACTACCCTCTACGTATAACTCCATTCCCTTTGTAACATACTGCCCGCAAATCTCAGCCAATTTACCTTTGAATGTTACATTGTGAAAGTCTGTTTTTTCCGGAACTTCGATCCCGTTACTCGTTTTATATGCCCTTTCGTTTGTTGCAATAGAAAGGTTACACACTTTTCCTCCGTTATCGAAGGTTTTAACTTGCGGATCAGCACAAACACGCCCGATCAATTCGATTTTGTTTAAGTTCATTACGATAATAAATTTGCTAATGTTGATAATATGTAAATTCCAATAAAGACGATAACCATAAGTCCAGCTATTGAATCAATCTTGCTACCTTCGCTTAGTGCCTTATTGACATCTTCAATTGATCCTTTAACCATATACGGCTTATCTGCACCTATTACGTTAATATACGAAAAATCATCTGTATATCGAACTATTGATTCAATCGATTTAGGGTTAATCATAATTTCCTTTCCCGATATAAGTTCAAATTTTACTAATTTCATTTCTTTTGCAGTTTTAAACTGTCCCTTTTGAGGACTTTTATTTTTTCTAAATTACTTTGGTATATCCGCATCCCCTTGCGGGTATTAGCGTGTTCCCAACGATTGTGGCAATTGAAACAAAGTATGTTTATATTACGAGGATCGTGCGCAATCATTGGGTTCGATCCCCTCGTTATAATATGCGAAATATAAACGGCTGAGTACCCTGCTAACGGCTTTAAACATTCTTCACAATAGTGAGGCTTAATATCCCACATATACCGGAAGAAACGTTCATTTTCCCTCTGTCCGTGACCCTCTCCGAACATCCGTTTTAAATATTCATACCTTGTTTTAGGCTCAATATCGAAATTATTATTAAATAGCAAGGGGTTATACCCCCTGCTTAAACAATAATCTATTTCCTCAAACGTATCAATCGTGTACATCTTCTTCGATCAACTCCGGCTGCTCTGCTTCTTCATCATCAAAAAACGTATCGTCACCTTCTAAATCATCATCGGGCGTCAAACTATCGTCCGGTTCTGCCGTTGCTGTCTCACCGAATAGCTCCAATTGTGCACGCTTATTCTCAAAAAGATACTTGAAAATTTCATCTTTCAGTGCTTCAAAATCTTCTTGTAGTGCTATTTCAAATTTCAACCCTTCACCGTCCAACATAATTTTGCTCGTTTGCATTTTCAACCGGGATAAATCTACGCCTGCGAAAATATATTTGAAAACGATTGTATTCTTTTCTGGATCGTAAACTATCTCGCTAATGGCGACACGGGTAGCAAGCGTTTCAAAATATTCATCGAATTGTCTACTTAACTCATTGTCTTGTTTTGCCAAATCAGACAAATAGGTGATGTTCTTAAAATTCATTATTCCCATCAAATCAACGATATATGAACGAAGCTGATTTGCCGCAATTCCTAAATCTCTATGTGGGTATTCGGGACATTTTACTTTGTGAAACGTCTTTGTTTCTTCACCATCAATCAAACGGCAATCATTGTAATCAACTTCTAAACCGTTATTCAAGAACTTAACTCTCTTTAATTCAAAATTGTCTTTTAACATGATACTTTATTTTTTAATGTAAAACTCACATACCCGCCCAATGTTCGGACAACTGCATAACTTTTTATCTCTCTTTTTGCAATAGCAAATCAAATTATGGTGATCTGAACTGAATTTACATTCCGTGCAATGAACGAGAATAAAATTCTTAATCTTCTTTGCCATCAATATACTTTTGCAGTCGTTCGTCTATAAGCCGGACAAACTCTACGGCTGTCATATCTTTCACATCTAATTCGCCTTGAAAACGTTCATGCGCTTTCATAATTAAAACCTTCGTGCGACCTATCAATTCGGGTAAACCGTGATTTTTATAGGCGTAAAGCTGATGGATAATGCAATTTCTTCGAAGTGATACATAACGGGTAATATCCCTATCTATAATTCTCTCCGGTGATATACTTAATGCTTCGCACATCAAATTGAACTTTTCCTCTAAAGTCATTTCTTCATTTTCTTTCATCTTACAAATCTATTTGGTTCTTCAATATAAATACTAAATTCTTCTGCCGCAAACTGCTTTAAAAATTCTATGTATTCGACAAATTCGCTATTGCTTAAATCGGTAACTTTAACTGAGTCCTTTCTATACTCACCAGTTTCAACATCTACAACTTCACCCATCGTAATAGGGCAAATACTACGCATATAAGCCTCCGTTTCTTCTTCGCTCCACCTGTACCCATTTTCGAACATCCCTTTCTGAAATTGGGGAACAACGTATTTAAAGTAGTATCCACGCAAGGATGAAGAATCAGACGGTTCTAATACCGTAAACTCCGCAATTATATTTTTTCCTGCGTTGTTCTTCATAAACTCGTTAAGCTCTCCCATGTAGATGGATAACTTACCGTCTTTAGTTACCTTCCCGGGTATCGTTATTTTCTTTTGCTTCATCTTCAATCACTTTTGTAAACCAACTGATAAATACCTTTCCGCACACATCCGAAATAAAGTACCTCAGACTTGCAGGCAACTCACTCTTTCTGTCAAGTATCAGCTTAAATTCTGATATAAGTTGATCCGTATCCATTTTACCGACTCTATCTATTGTTATTCTTTTAGGAATACCTCCGTGATGCAATATTTCGAACGAAGCCTTTTTCCGTTGCTCTTTTAAGCCATCCCAATAAATAGAAAGCTCTTTTCTATACTCCGGTCTATCCAAAACCGTTCCTACTGACTGTTCACTTAATTTTTTGCTAATTTCCTGCATAATTAATTGATTTTATTGTTACTACTGTTTTTTATTTTTGTACTGCAAATTAAAGCAAAACTTTAAATTCACGCAAATAAAAACGGGTAAATCTTTCCGAAATACCCGTTATTTAACTTTTGTTAGAAAATAGATAACTGCTTATCTTCGATAACCGACAGAATTTCATCTACTTTATTTTCCGCCTTTTCTTTCCTCTCTCTGTATCTCTCCCCGAATCGCTCAAATCGCTTCTGTGCGCTTCTCAATTCTTTCACCGATTCAATTAGATCGTTTTTTAGCTCGTTTTCTTTTGAACCCATACATTTCCACGAATTTAATACTATCGTCCAACAGAGGGTAAGAAAATGATATTTCCGTGCTGTTTTCGTTCTGCATGTTACTTGAAAACCAATCTACATCGCAAATCATCTTCATTTGTGCGAAGCGCAAAATACATATAGCGTCACTATTCCATAATTTCACGTTTGCGAGTGGGAATTGCTTCATCGCATAATTCAGATACTTTTCTTTTCTATCCTTCTTTTCCTCTTTCTCTCCTTTCTCCCTCAGATTTAAACCACTTTGCCACGAAATAGGCGCACACAGAAATAAAGGAATATCAAGAACGAGCGCACAACATACAAGGTAGTTGTAGTTCTCCAACATAGTTGCTATTCTAAATTCTTTCCCGCCTCCGGAGTCACCCCCACGAACCGAAAGACGCTCAATGAATATTGCAGGACTACCGGAACGCTTCACTTTTTGAAACACGTTAAAAATACCCTTTGCCGTGCGTGGCATAGGAATAGTAACAAGATCATTACCCGGCTTATATACCACTATCCCACCAGCTGACACACCGGGATCAATTGCGCAAATAATATCTATTCCCATAGTAACAAGAACCCTTTCATTAAAGATTTTGCCTGTTTTCGAGAAACACACAAATAGTTAATAGACGCATATTTGCAATACAGAGTATAACATCTCTTTCCCTCCTTTTTTCTCCTTTCGTATGTTAACGAGTCAGAGACATAAACGAATTTATCGGAAGGCTTTGTACGCCTTATCAGATAACCGCTCTTTTTTACTTTTCTTCTATTCATAACTTTTGGTTTTATTGAATGTAGTAATATAACTTCCAAATATTATCTTCTGATCTATCACCTTCATTTGAGAAAGCTAACATTTCATCCCAATACTGGAATAACTTTCTTTTCTTGGCTATCAGTACCGCACGAAAATAAACTGCTTCGTGGTCTATCCCAAACCTCGAAATACACTCTTTTTCGAAAATTTGCGCAAAGCTGTTTACGGGTCTACCTTGAAATTGAAACAAAGCTTCTTTCTTGTCAGCTAACGTAGGTACTACCGACATATCATATCCCAATCGTTCCATGTACGCAAATGTAGACTCGTTTATTATCCTGTCACGCTCTATGCGGAAACGTCCCGAATACTTATACTTCAAAAGGGCAAGAACAAAATTGTATGCCTGCAAATTTAAAAACATCTTTTCCTGTTCAGGTGTCGGCTTTGGCTTTTCGTCCGGCATAATCTGAGAAACTCGTTCCATCGTTTCAACCTTTCGTTTCTTATACGCCTTTAGAACCTTTGAAATATAATCAACCGAAAGAGAGCCATAGTGATTTTTGTCCGGACTACCGTATCTGTCTTTTGGCAAAAACGGGTCGAGTTCCCCGACAGCAAGTAACCGCCATGCCAAACGAATTTCATTGAACGATAGATCATCGAAATACATATCTATCACATCACAAACAGCATAAAATATACTTCCTGCGTCCCGGACATCCGGCATTTTTAAACCAGTCTCTAAACATACTCCGTTAAGAACCTTAGAAAAATTATCTATTCTTTTTCTTTCGTCTGTACATTCGGACACCAAAAGCAAAGTTGAATCACGGAATATCTTTTGATCTACTTTTGATAGCTGTCCGAAGTTGCCACTTTCATAAAATTTTCGGTTCTTCTCTATAAACGATCCGCAACCTTCGTATTTTGCTAATTTTCCGCCAGAATTTTCGATTTTCTCCAAATACATGATACTTTTATTGTCTTAGTGATTAAAATTGAAATTTAAGCCTTAAAATGCTATGTAAAGTCCTCCGTTAAATAAGACTGATACATCCTGCGTTGTTCGTCACTCTGAAAATACGATTTAGTATTGTTTGCAGGCTGTGTATTTCCGGAGACTCCCGTCTTTTCCCGTAGCCATTGCATATACTGTTTTGGCGTTGACTCGTATACCAGTGAAGCCCATCCCTTAGATATGCTCTGATTTATCAATAGCATAGCAAAACCTTCTTCAAATTGCGCAATCTCGTTTAGGTTTGCTTGCATAGCTGTTAGAGTCTTAGTCTTTACCCGCCACTTTGGTTGAGTCATTAGCACATAAAAGGCTTTTTTAAATTCATCCGACTCAAACGGGAATGTTAGCTGATCGAAAAAACTATCTGTTCGCTCTATCACCTTCTTGGTTACATCTAAGGTTTTTGCAGTAAAGCCGAATATCTCTGAGGCTAAAGGTTTCTTTTCAACCGGGAACAAAACAGATTCTTCGTGCGTGGCTATACTATAATCTCCGGTAGGAGATTTAGTATCATTATTTAAGTCTTTTATTATATAAGTATTTAATTGTGTCGGGTTTTCCGGATGCGGTTTTTCCGTATACGGTTTTTCCGGATGCGGTTGCAATAAAGCTTCATCAGAAAAGCAATAAGAATACCCCTTAAATTTACCGTTATTATCCTTTTGTTCGGACACCTCACAATAGCCATAATCTTTTAGCTCCTTAATAGCCGAATATACAGCATCTCTACCTTCTTTTGTTATAGACAATATCCCACGTATGGAAAAGTCCCAATCGTCCGGTAAACCCATTATAACAGCTAAAATACCTTTTGCCTTACACGACAATCTAATATCACGTAAAAATACGTTTGAAATAGTTGTATAATTGCTATTCCTTTTTCTTGTTATTACATTCATTTTAGTCTATTCTTTTTAACCCCAGTGGGTGACACAATATAGAAACATCTTTTATAGTAAAAAAACCTCTTAATCTCACAAATGGCAGAAATATATATCTCCAATTGTTCAATATCGTATGTACTTGATTTCTGTAATCTGATTAAGTCCGGACTAACCTCTTTGAATGTAGAAAAGAATCTACTTGTTTGATGAAAATTAAAATGCGTCTGACTTGGCAACAACAACAAATTATTAATTTTGTTATTATCTCTATTCCCGTCTATATGGTGCACTTCAAATTTGCTATCAAACTCTATATTAAAGTATTTTTTATAATACTCTCTATAATTATTCCTTGTCACTTTCATTTCATTCCCTTCCCTAAAAACTTATTAATGAAGTATATCTGTCCTTTCGGTGTCACTTTGGTAACGGTATAAACCTTACTTTCCCCGTCACAAATAACGCTTGTTTTCTTCAAATGAAATAAGCCCATATTCATGTATGTTTGCGTAGGTTGATTGTACGACTCTCCCGAACTGCAAAGGTATCCGGCTTTTCTCAGTCGCTCGTATAGCTGCTTTTCCCCGATCTGATAACCGTTTTGGGTGATAAGTTTTGCAAGTTCACGCACTAAGATAGATTTGTTCGAGGCGGAGACTGCTTCACTGAACAAAACTTTCGGCTTGTCAGCTTCGATCTTTGCGTTCTTTTCTTCGATCTGCTTTTGCTGATTCTCTATAACTTCTTGCTGTTCGGCAGCAAGCAATAATGCTTCACGGAAAGATTTAGGTACGTTAAAACCTCCGTTCTTAATAGCTTCCTCCATTTTATTAAAGGCGTTAATGTACTCCAATTTAAATTGCAGCGCCTTTTCTCCGGTAAAGCCCATCGCCAACAACGTAAAACCGTCTCTATTCATTATAAACATCGGGTTTTCTTTATTGTTAGATGCTATATAAGTAGATGGAACAAACATTTTTAGTACAGCCGATTTTTCGGCGCTACTAATTAACTCTCTTATAGCGTCTAATACATGCTTGTGGTTTTTCCCGAACTTATCAGCTACCAATAAGCTGTTAGTTAAAACTTGATTTGATTCTCCTTTAAAAACTAATTCTTTCATTTTCTAAAATATTAATTGTTAATATTATATTTATCGTCTTTATAAAGGGTGTTAGTTTGATTAATACCCTTATAAATGCTTAAACATCTGAACTTTTATTCAACAATGCGTTCAACTCTTTCCTAAACTCTTTATACTTTTCAAGTTCTTCACCCCTTAGAACAACGAAGTATACACCGTCTATTCTAACATATTCCAACTTTCCCGTTTTCATCAATTTTAAAACCCAAGCCGGACTACAACGCATATACTCAGCGTAATTTTTAATTTTAAAAAGATTCTCTAAATTCATATTGCATATTGTTTTTTGATTTGACCCTGCAAATATATAACAAATAGTTTAAGTTACAAACTAAAATATTATTATTTCTTGTATTTAACATTTGTTGTTTTGTAACTATCTTATAATTAGGCATAACAAAAAAATGATAGGGTGTGCGAAAAATTACGCATACCCTAAATAGTGGGGTGTGCTCAATTTTGAGCATACCACAAAAAACACCCACACAACTAAAAAACGTTGGTGGGTGTATTATAGGTTACTCGAAATGTTGGATCACATTAACAAGTTGGTAACATCGTGTTGTATTTAAACCCGGCTTTCGTAATGGTAGCTCTTTTAGGTATCCCGTATCTACTAATAAGTTCATAGCGTTGTACAGCTTCTTTGTCGATAGGAAGGGAATTATTTCTTTTAACTTGCTTATTGATATGAAGGCTGTACACTTCTTGCCTTTAACCCGGCATCCCTTAAAACGATCCTTATAAAAGTCAGTTGATAGGATGATAGATACATAGCTGTACACAGTCGCACCCTCTAAACCGATCTCGTTCGCTAAACTTTCAGATATTGTTATCATTCTTCTTCATAATCTAAATCGTTTTCAAATAAATAATTATCCTTTGCCTGCTCGCAATAGCATCCTTCGCATATATCATAATGCCCCTTAGAAATTTCACCTCTAACATACGGACAATAATCACAAAGGTCACCATTTTCTAAGAGGGTATTTAATTCTGATTCTTTAATTTCCTTCATTTTTTATTGGTGCATAATTATTAACACATTAATACCATCTTTTATCTCAAGATAAACAACGTTACCTGTATTTAATAACTTCATCATATAAGTACCGTTCAAGGTCATACGGACGTTTTTAGGAATCATTCCTATGAACACACCCTGTTTATAAGTCCTTATCTGTATATTATATAACAAACAAATTTGCTGTATAATGCTTTCTTCTGATTCGGTAAATCCAGTTTTCATTTTTTTATCCTTTCTGTTTAGTTATTACAACGCTTTTAATTGAATTGATTCTTTAATATTTGATGTTTTAACGAACTGATCGTATATTTCGGGGTATTGCTCTTTCAACGCTTTAGAATCAAGTGATTCACGGCTATACGCTTTCTTTCTTGTGACTGAAATAAGTTCCCCTTTTATATTGTCAGCTTTCGCCTCAGACATCAGACCTAACAACTGTTCTTTGAACTTGCCTAAATGCTCGTCTATCTTCTTTTGCATTTCAAGAAGTTCGTAAACGCCTTCTTCGATATGCGCAACTTTTGCGGGCAATGATTCCAATTTTGCTATGTAGCTGTCTTTGCTTGCATTGTCTGCATATCGAACTCCATTCTTACAGCAATTAAGGAACAATTCTATTTCGCTGTCCGGTATGCGTTTAACGGAGAAAATTCCGTCCTTATCCTTGTCACCTCTCAGCCAAATTGCGATAAGTCCCTCTACTTTCAAGTTTGGGTTTTGTCTCTCGAAAAGATAGGCGTATATTGATAGCTGCCAAGATAGATAAAGCAAATCAAGTTTATAGGTAGTTTTAATATCTCCTAATACAACCGATTTATCAGAGCTACCCAAATACACCTTATCGGTCGGTGAAGCAATAAACTCGTTATCAGTTAGAATATACTCAGATGCGATATGAATTAAACCGCTTTCGGCTTTTAAATTCAAATAGTTCTCTCCGTAAACCGTTTCCGGCTCAATGCCTTCTTTGTCGATTCTCTCTATTTCATCGTGAACCGCTTTCCCTCTCTCAGTAGCCGATCTCAAAATATTATCCGGTATATTGTCAAGTTTGCCGGGAAATAATTGATCATTGATAAAACCCGTTATCCCTCTCAGCTTTCTAAAATCGCTTGAAAAATATTCATGTGTTTCGCTGATATACGTTACATCAGCATTAATCAGTTTTGGAAGTAATGTTAATTCTTTCATATTGTTTATATTTTAAAAAAAAGTGATCTAATAGAATGTTTCTGTTCTTTTCCTATAATAAAGTCGCATATAAAATTTCTTGCATACTTACCCGTTAGCATAGAACGTTCTTTTGAACATATTCCAGCTTTCCAACCACCCATACATTGTTTTATTTTTTTGATTTCGTCTGGCTTTTCATAAGATTGCCCCGTTGTAGGTTTACAATTTACAAACCAATAAGCGGTAGGTTTTTTAAAACAATCACCTCTTTTCGTCCTATCGTTATCTATAAACGTATAAGATATGAAATTTTGAGGGTGCAATAAGTAGTGTGGCTGTGTAGCCGGGTTTTCTAATACCAACCTAATACCTCTTATTTCGCATATTGCAAAAAGTTTATACAATAAAATATAAAAGTATTCTCTTTTTTGTATGCGGTCTATTACGGTTTTATATTTCTGTCTTATGCTTTGTTTTTTTATATTAGTGTTTGTCATTTGGTAATATGTAGATTGCATTGTTTCAAAATAAATGCAAGGGAAAAAAGCTATAACAAAATCATCTTTAGTAATATTGTCAAAAATGCTTTCTTTTTCTTCATATCCTTTTTCTATTTCGGGAAAAAGATCTATTTGAAAGTCAGTTTCCCCAAAATCGTTTTGTATATCATAATCAAAAGCCTTATAACCAAGTTTTATGAATTCATTCTTAAATGTACCCGATTGTTCAAAAAAACAATGAACATTGCCTTTAATTTCCATTTTCTATATATTTTTTTATTGTCAGCAAGGGGAATTATACCCCTTACTAAACACATTATTTACACTTTCTTTGCTTCTGCTTCCGCCTTTTCAAGTTCCGCCTTACGGACAACTAAAGCGTTCATGAACTCACTATTTTGATGGTAATTAGCGTTATTCTTGTGAATATCGCCCAAATGTTTATAAGTTGTTGCTTTTTTTATTTCTTCAAGAAGCACACCCAAATAATTTGAGTTGCTTCCAGTATTACTTTGGTTGGTAGCTTGTTTTGAGGATGTATTTTGCTTTTTTCCTTTCGTTTCCGGCTCTCCGTTCATTGAATCATTGTCTATGCTATCATCTATCGCAAAAAGCCCACATAAGGCGTATTTTCGTGCATAACTTGAAGTCGCTCCGGTTAATTGTGCTAAGTCCATCCCCTTTTTGCTATCTTCTTCACGTGCAAAAGCCGAACATGTTTCAATAGACCCGGTTTCAGTCTCAACAATCTTTGCGGTTGCCTTCACGTAAAAACGCCCTTCGATAAATTCGATAGAGTCAGTCACCATAACATAACATCCGTATTTTCCGCACACTCTTTTCGCTTCTTGCAAAATATCCTCGCACGAACGATAATTGTATTTTCCAAACTGGTTATACCTCGACTTTTGAACATTCATTTCGTTTTGAATGTTTGGTAAATTTTTAATCATAACTTTTATTTTTTAGGGTTAATATTAAATAGGAAATTCGCATCGACTCCGGTAGCCTCGCATATCTCTTTCACCCATTCGATTTTTATTGTTTGGGTTTTGTGATTACACAAGGCAGACATGTTTACCGCCTGCGTTCTTTGCTTTGAGTCCTTCCACAACAACGCTGCAATATCCTTTTTCGTAATCTTTTTGCCGTTCATACGTGCGCTTATAATCGCATCATTGATTCGGATCATTGTGTTTTCAATATTCATAAAATAACCTCCTTTCCACATGTTAAACATTCGTATACATTTTCTTCCTCTCTCTCCGGCTCACAATCACGATCGCAATACTGTTTGCTAAATTTGGGATAAGATTCTATCAATCTTAGTAAACCTCCGCAATTCGGGCAATCTCCGAAACCGATGCAAGTTAATTGGCAAATAACATTGCTCAATGCAAGCGTTCCGCAAAGATCAACTGATATATGTTTGGCGATTGAAATATCAATATCAGATATTTTACATCCGAATAATGAATCTTCTTCGTCTTCATCAATGTACTTATTAAGAGATAAAACAAGTTTTTCGTAGGAGAATGAAATACCTTCATTCTTGCAAACTTGCACAAGCAATTTGTAAATTCGATCTTTTTTAATCTGCATATTATTCGTTTTTAATGTTACTACTTCTTTTTTGATGTTGCAAAGTTAAGGATAAACTTTAAATACGCAAAGAAATTCTTTAATTTTATTGTTAATGAAATGTAAAACGAATCGTTTTAACTATTAGATAGAATCAAAAGCCTACCTTTGTATCACTTTCATACTTGTTACTACATATTGTTAGATTTGTTTCATAGAGCAACGATAGTTTCGGTATGTGATATATAGAAACTAAAAAGGGATGGCAAAGCGTTGCACATCCCTTTTAAATTATAAGCCAGCTAATTTATGATTTATAGCGTTCAGTATCCTATTCCTCAAAAACGAACTATATGTTTTCTTTAGCAAGTTATTCAGATAATATACAGATTCCATGTGAAGGTATCTTTCATAATAGATCATTCTATTACGGCATAAAAACTTGAAAAGTTCTTCGTCATTCATACAGCAACCTCCCCCTTTATAGCCGGATGGCAGTTATAATCTACTATCTTAATGTCTTCATACTTAAAATCGAATATATTACGAACATTCGGGTTTAGCTCCAATTTTGGAAGGGCAAACGGCTCTCTACTCAATTGTTCTTTCACCTGTTCAACGTGATTCAAATATATGTGTCCGTCCCCGATCGTATGAATGAATCTACGAGGCTTTAAGCCGCAAACCTGAGCTACCATAGACAGCAAGATAGAATAAGACGCAATGTTGAAAGGAACGCCTAAAAATAGGTCTGCACTTCTTTGGTACAGCTTCAAGTCCAAATAACCGGACTCAGATACATAGAACTGAAAAAAGCAGTGACACGGAGGAAGTGCCATCATGTGTATTTCTCCAACATTCCAAGCACTAACAATTAGCCTTCTTGACTCCGGGTTAAACTTAATCATATCTATAACTGACTCAATTTGATCTACTCTTAACGTTCTATTTATGCGCCAGTCACGCCATTGTTTACCGTATATACGTCCAAGATCACCGGAAGGCTTTGCCCACTCGTCCCAAATATGAACGCCATTTTCATTTAGGTATTTTATATTGGTGTCACCTTTCAACATCCAAAGGAGTTCATATATAATTCCTTTCGTGAATACCTTCTTAGTTGTGACAAGTGGGAAACCGTCACGCAGATCATAAGATCGTTGCAAACCGAATAAGCTAATAGTTCCCGTTCCGGTTCGATCTGATCTCTTTTCACCATAATTTAAAGTCTCTTTTAGTAAGTCTAAATACTGTTCCATTTTAAAATAAATTATTGTTAATATTACCTTTGAATCTCTTTTCGAGTGCTTTCACCAACTGTTCACTCTTAAATTTGTCTGATTGTTTAATCCAACACTTTCTGCAAAAGCCACCATCAAAAGCAGCATAGTATCCTGCATCTGTATTAATCACACATCCGCATTTAACGCATTTAATTTCATTCATAATAATAAATATTTTTGTTTTTCGGGTGGTATTTCTACCACCCTGTTAATATTACTTAGACAAATACGCTATTGTATTCAACAAAGGAAGTCTTTCTTTTGCATATTTCAATTGTCCCTCTATCCATTCATCTTTAGGGTAGTATTTCATCATTTCTGCACGATACGAAGGGACGTATCCATTAATAAACTTTACATATTCCTTTTCCGGGTTATTGATAATCTTAGTACAATATGAAATATCTTCACCGTGCTTTCCCTTTCCTATTAAATCAATTCTACCGAAATAGAACTCACCGTTCACAGTACACGCCACATAATCCCTTTTTGATGTACGGGTATAAATTACTTTATTCTTTTCGTCTACAACTGTATAAACAAACTTATCTCCTTTTTGCTTTTTTGTTAATCTAACATTTTCCATAATTCTAATTTTTAATTGTTACTACTTTGTTTCTTTCAACACTGCAAATATAAGCACACTATTTGAAAATTCAAGCGAAACTTTAAGTTTTAACAATAGATTAACCATTGCAAACAAAACAAAAAAGGTAGACCAATTGGGCTACCGTCTATATTGATATACTTTCAAACTTTATATTGTGGCTATTCATAAACTCAGCAAGCGCAAAAGCCTGACCTCTCGTTACATGGACTTTGAAGCCTCGTATATAAACTTCTTCTTCGTTTGTCTTTGGCTCGTTTTTAGGCTTAATTTCGGGCTTTTGTTGCTGAGGCGTGCTATTTGTCGCCTTCTGTTCAAACTGCCTATTTGCGGCTTGTATTGCAGCTTCTTTTAGGTGGTTTCCATAGTCGAATGATTTGTTGTAATCGAGTGTAGACGTATATTTGTCGATAACCGGAATATAAAACGCCTCTCCTGCAAAATGCTCTTTCAATCTGTTGAGATCATCGTCAACGGTTTTAAATAATTCGTCTATCTCCATTTTCACAACTGAAAGTGCTTTAGTCTTATTAAGCCACTCCGGACGGAAAGCAAAATCAAACAATATAAGGTTTTCATTGTGTTCCTCGAAATACTCCCTTATTTGATCCAGTTTCTTTTGCTTCTCCTTTTCCTCCGTTTCCTTTATCTTACTATCTATTCGTGAAGAAGCTTCACCGATCAGCTTACAAGTTTCGTTAACAACATCCTTTAGTTCGTTGAATGGTTTCATCCAAGCATTTTCCAGTTCTATACGGCTGTCGTTAAGTCCCTTTTTCGCCTTGTTTAAAGTGGCTCTATCGGCTTTTGCCACCTTTATATTATCATCGGTATACTCTATTGAGTTATACTCAGAAAGTTTCTGCTTAACAAGTTCGTGAATATCGTTCGCCTGCTTTATCATATCGGGAAGTCTTTTTCCCTCAGTAGATAGCTGTAATTGAGTTTCGTTTATCTCTTTCATATCATTCAATTCTAATTGATATTTTGTTGTTACATTCGGGTTTTACTAATAACGTACCTTTGGGGCTACTAACTACTAAATTTCCCATTCTATCGAACTCGATAGTATATTTTTGTCCTTTATCGTTATATACATCTAAACCGTATTTAGCTTCGAAACATGGAATCTTTTTATCTTCTAATAGAACATTTACTTTCATACTTAATAACCCGGTTAACCGCCACCGGGTGAGGGTAAAATGAAACTTACTTTAATTCACGATAAACAACAACTGTTTCAATACCGTTTCTTGTGCACCAATATTGCAATATACCTTTATTCTTATTGTATGTAAACCTTTCGCTATTGCTACTTTCTATTGAATAAACGGTAAAGCCTAAATCATCGTGTGACACCTTTGTAACCTTGTGATAACTAACATGCCCTGCTGAGAATACTCTAACATATTTGTCTGATAAGTCCACATGTTCCCAAACATATGGAGATATAGACGTTGTAACCTCACCATTAACATAAACCGTCTGCCATTCCGGAACATCAATAGAATATTCTGTTTGATACACATTGTCACTATCATCACCGCACGAAGTTAACACGAAGGTGAACACAAGTAACACAAAAACAATGATTAACGCTCTGAACAATTTTACTTCTTCTTTCATTTTGATTAAATTTTAAATTAAAAAATACTTATGGTTAATACTTTATTAGGTAAATTGAAAGAGTATTTAAACCCTTCGTTTGTTAGGACTGTATAAATTGCATCCAAAACCTCAGAACTGTCAGTTGTTAGCGTGACATCTGATGAACGGTTGCCGTAATACGATATTTGAACAACTGCCATTTCTATACGCATTAAGTTATATGAAACTTCCTTGTTAGTTAGGCAGTAGCGGTTAAACGCTTTTTCCTTATCTGTCAGCATAGATGTTGAACCCGACTTATTAAATGATCGTATCATAATTCTATTTTTTATTGTTAGCATACATGTGAACGGATAGAACCATCGAAATAGCATGTTGTATACACAATACGACCAGGTTTAAACGGACTATCAGCACGTGAAACGCTCCAAAAGATTGTTTTTCTTTCCGGATCATTCAATATTTTCTCTCTCTGAATAGCCGATATAAGTTTAATAGCACCTTTTATTGTCTTAGCCTTGACAGTGCCTAATACGTTAATCTCTCCGGTCAAGCAATAAATAAATTCCTTTTCTTCCATAATTCTAAGTTTTATTGTTAGTAATTCGTTTCCTTTTGACGTTGCAAAGTTAAGGAGATATTTTAAATATCAAAGCGCAAGTTTGATATTTAACACTGATTTAACATTTGAGGTGTGTTCGGATAAGGTAATAAAAAACCCCTCTACTTTCACAAGCGGAGGGGGAAAAATGTAATTATGACAAAACCCAATATATATAGTTAGTGAAAATGTTCTAATTAAAAACTGTCTATATTCGCATACCGACAGTTTAAGATAAACTGTGATACAAATCTTCTAAAAACATGATTCTATGAAAATCAATAACCGCTGTTAATGACGTTAGTAATAACTTCTACGCTGCAAATATACGGATATATTTCTCAGTAGCAAATACTTTAACGTGCATTAACTGTTTTAACATGGAATTATCATTTTATGATCGTAGTTACGTTAAAACCTGTTATCTCTGTATGTGGGTTTTTGCTCGTTACGATAAACTCCCTATACTTCACCTTCTTTAGTCGAAACCACAAAAACCGCTTTCTATGCTCTATGTTTAATATTTCCAAGCTATCACGGGTAACGGTTATTCCGGCAAACGTGCCGTTGCTATCTATGCAGCCGGATAAGTCAAGCCATTTAGAGCGCATATTTACGCATTTCATTGTGTCGATAACCAAACTATCACGAATAACAATACTATCCCGTGCAGCCGTGCTAAAATGCGTCTCAGTTGATGTTTGAACGCTTGTGTGACTTTTCAAGTCCTTAATAGACTGCTTTAGCTCCTTTATAGTGTTATCCTTCCCCTGTATAGTGTTCCGGTACTGCTTTAAAGTTAGATTCAATTCCTCTACCTTCATGGCACTTTGACCGCTTTTCGTCCGGTATGCAACGTTCTCTGTTGTTAGGACGCTAACATTTCTTTCTGCAATAGCCTTTTTCTTTCGAAAATCAGCGTTTATCAGTAATAGCGACACAATGCCAAGGCAAAGCACAAAAGTCGCTAAAAACGCAAATAACTGCCATTTCATGAATTAAGTATTTTAGATGTTACGTGAGTCCATGTCTTCCCGTTAAGAATACCGCAAACAGTAGCCAAACAAACACCGAATTTAATGCAAATATCCTTTTTGGACTCACCCGAATTATACAATTCAACAATACGTATAATATCACTATCTTTTAATTTAGATAGGTTATTTTTCTCTCCTTTTAAAGAGTGACCTAATACCTCAAACCTATGTTTTTGATTTTCACTCCTTGTAGTCCATTCTAAGTTATCTAATCTATTATTAAACTTATTCCCGTCTTTATGGTTTACTTGCGGCTTATTTTCGGGGTTTGGTATAAACGCACTGCATACTGCACTATGCACAAGCATTCGTCCATGCTTGCAATTTTCATTGGGCAAATCTACACAAAGATAATTCCCAACTTGAAACGGCTTTACCGTCTCCCCTTTATTGTTGTATATAACTCCGTTTATATCAGCATAGTACCTTTTTCCTGGTATAATCTTTATAAAACCATTATTTATACCATGATTAAGATTATCAATAAAATTCTTCTTTCTATCTAATTTAATTTGCTTAGCCGTTGGGGATGGCATTTTAACAAGTCCGTTTTTAAAATGATCGTATCTTGTTTTAACCTTTACATTGCTTTCGGTAAATAAAACGTCTATATCGTTTGACTTTCGATAATCAACAATAACCATTTCAAAACCTTTGGAATTTATACCCCTCTCACCTGTCCTGTTTAAAACATATCCTTTCTTCATAGTTTTAGTATTTGGTTTCTTAATCTATCCGGGTTGTAAGACACATGTACCCAATCGGGGTATTTACTATTCCCTTTCTCCCAAATTAATTGATCGAAAACGAAGTTATTCTTTATAATCTCAAATAACTTAGCGTTATCCTCCTTATTAGATGCCGTAATATCAGCCGCAAAACCTTTCACGTGATCGGACGTTTTAGATCCGCCAACCGCTTTGTTTAACTCCGGACACCGATAGCCCGAATTAACTGTGATCGGTTTACCGTAAATCTTTCGCAAGGGGTCTAATACGTTTTCTACCAATAAGGTTATGTTCTTTTCAACCTCAGGAGTAGGCGTGTTATCAATGCCTTTTGCAGTTGCTGTTGTTGAGCGTGTAAGCTCTTTTAATGTGAAATACTTCATTCTGATAAAGTTTAAAGGGAGGCGTTAAACCTCCCGTGTTAATTACTTAGTTTCAATCTCAATCTTTTCTTCGTGTTTCTCGACTATCTTTGCGGCACGCTCACCCATCAGCCTCTTAAACTCGAACCGGATAATGTGGTATATCAGTCGGAAAGATTTGTTATCCGGGTAACTGATACAAAGGTTCTTAAACCCGTTCGATAGGTATACGTACATAAATACGTAGGTAACTGTCTTTGCAGATAAAATAGCTTCATCATGATCCCCCATCTTTGCCACGGACGAAAAGATAACGGCTATCACAAGGATGTACAAAATAAGCTCCTGCACGGCTGAGATGAATTTTAGCATAGAAAACCTACGCACGCCATTCACCGACAAATTAACCCCATCGGCACGCAGACCGCAAACAATGTTAAAGCCGAACATGAACACAAGTGCGGTTATAAAACCGCTCGTAGGGGTAAGAAACGCAAGTATCGGACTTATCACCGATACAAGCATTAACCTTAACTGTTCTTGTGTAACATTCATTATTCTACTGTTTTAGGTGCGGTTAACGCAAAGATGAAGTTTTGAAAGTCGTTCACATAGACGGATGTTTTAGTAGATAGAGGAAACTGGTTTGCCTCAAAGCGACCGTCACGGATGGCAAGCGATCCGACCGGAACGTATTGTTCTTGCAGAATTGGACTACCGGAAGTTCCAGGCATTTCTACCATTTGTTTCTCTGACACATCAGCCGTACAGTGGGTAATGTTGTACTTGTCCGGCTCTGTCGATACCGTTGTTAATTGACCTACGTACTTGCCGTTTTCCGTCTCGAAATGGTAGTCCATCACTTTTGTTTCTTTCGTGTAAACTACTGACTTTAAATCAAAATCTAAACTTTTCTTTTCCATAATTTTATATTAATTGATTAATGTTTGGTACAAAGGTAAGCGGCAAGAAGGTACAAACCAACTTACCGCAAATGTTAACTATTAAACTAACTAACCATACCGCAAAAATATATGATAACAGATGCGTTTTTCATTCCAGTATTCACATCAAATACTTTATATGTAAATTCCCCGGGTGAATAAGGCTCTACGGTAGTACTTAACCAAAGTGATGGATCATAACCTTGCAACATAACAAAGTAATTCCCAACTTGCCCCCCACTTGTATACACAGTATATCTTCCGGTTGAATTTAAAACCACCCTCGTTATATGAAAGTCGGGGTTTCCCCATGTTGCACCGATAGCCCCACTACCCAATATTGTACATGCGTAAAAAACACCGGGGGCTTTCCATGTTTGAGCACCCATAAAATCAACGTCCTTACACTGAACCCAAAAATTTGACCCTGTTAGGAATACTCTTCCGTTACCCGTAGTAGTCAACGCATAACCACCCGAATTATGTTCTACACGTACTCCGCTACTGTCAAAAGTAGCGGTATTATTCGATAGAGTCATTTGTATGCCTGCGGGCGTATTTTGGGCGGAAAATATACCCGATACAATGGTGAAGTTACCGATCCTTGCACCATCCTGTATATTGATGCTCTTCCCGGTCAGCACTCCCCCTGTGATAGTCATACCACCGATAACCGCCCCATCCGTTACAGTCAAGTTTCCGGTAGTGATGCGCTGTGCCGCAAAACCTCCGGCAACAACCTCACCAACTTCAATTGCGTTTGCAGTAAGTTTTCCGTTCGCATTGATGGCTGCTGTCTGCTGTCCTGCGTTGTTCTGAAAGAGGACGTTGTCGGACTTCAAGACTATTTTGCGGGAAGTGATGTTAATTCCGGTTTCAACTAAGCCGTTTTGGGTGGCGGTGACACGACCGTCTGCGGCTTCGGCTTTGTTATTGGCTGTGCCTGCTAAGGAATTGGCGGAATTTGCCGTTTGTTCT